CAGTGTCCGTTCGGACCACCGGCAAACTACCGGAAAGGGCTAAGACCTAGAACATGTTTGTGCCTGAAGGAAGGATTTGACGAACGTCAATTCGTTCCCAGTCTAATGTAGCCAAAGACCGAAAGGTTTTTGCTATAAGACTTAGGGTATGAACTCTTCGAACAGCCCCCTTATCCATCCTATATAAAGCATTTAGGGATGGGATAGGTGAGATGTTGAGATCCATAAGATCTTCAATACTCAACTTATCTATACCAGATGTTTCTATATCGCTCAGCACTTGGTTCTGAAATTCAGCCAGTTTATTTGAAAATTGGCTTACTAGACGAATACCAGGATGACAGGTGAAGATTTCGGGATATGTCCTGAATTCGGACATTGTTATGTGCATTTGTAAGTTCAGAGCAGACTGCAAGTGTTCAAACACCTTCTTATTGGCTTCATTCATCAGAAGACGAGCCAGGTATCCACGGTATGAAACCCGTAGATCCTTTTCCCGTTTATTACAAGGCAATGTTTTCAGAACTCACCCTATGAGAATAGGAGGTTCTAATCCCTCTTCCCCTGTAACTCATTTGAATAATGAAGTAATCCCTACCATAGCCTCAAGATCCTTTCAGAACCGATAAGGAACTGATTGTTTCTGGGCTTTGAGTAGAGACAACAAGAAAGATTTCCGCGCCGCCTCATTATAAGAAAGAGTTCGTAGTCATGATTTTTCGAAAGAATTATCTATGGCCACTGCGATTGAAGGTAATGAAGATTGAGCGTTTATGACAGCCCCAATAGGGAAAGGTGTTATTTCAACACCTTTGTAGAAAAATCTTTTGGCAAACTCAAACAGATCCTTAGACTGGAAAGTCTTCGTTTCGTTTAAGATCATACCACAAAGTTGAACTACTTCTTTATATGCACTATAAACCTCTTCACCTATTATTAACAAGTCGTCACCTAAAAGAGCATAGTGTTTTAAAGCTATGTTCTTTCGGTGGCAGGCTCAGTGTAATAATAAGTGATGAGTGATTGCCATCATGGGCCAAGAGGAGTAAATCCCCATTGGTTGACCTCTCTTATAAAATAAGATGTCATCTTTGTAATTAAAACCAAAGTCCCTCATGATGCATAATCATTCGTCCCCAATTAAAGTTCTCCCTGTTAGTCAGCCAAGAACCACACCCTGCCAGTTGGAGGGCATGAGTTCAGTAGCCGCTTTCAGGTCGATCGAATAAAAGGTTTCTTTACCATAAAAGGATGAAAGTGTTTTAAAACGTGATTGGTTAAAAGTACAATCATTTGGAATCAATCTTAGAATTCCATTTAAGGATCTATGAATTGATTTCATAATGCATTGTGTCCAATAATCAACTATCGCTATAATTCTTGCTTTCCCCTCTTTATCATCAACGATACTTATTTTCCTCAACTGAACCTCACCAATATTGAGTTCTTCCTTTTCAGGTAGTTCCTCAACAAGGTTGTCCAATATTTGAGAATCAGGATCTATACTCATTATTAAATTAGTGAGATGGTTCTTGTAAGTAAGTGGAAGAGAGTATAGGTCGTTGATTGATGACATTAGAGCCGGACCGTTAGGCCCAGCTTTAGTGCTGGTATAGTAGTCTATAGTGTGGTCTTTGTAATGACCTGGCAAATATGACAGTCTGTTTTCTGGACTATGGATAAAATCGATGAAGCTTGGGTGTATTGATATCACACCTGAGTCCTTGATTGGACTAAAGTCCGGTTTACATTCAAATTGTAATCATCTTGTGATGAAAACGATTGAGAGAGTAAACTTCGCGCATCCTGGATTTAAAAGAATCTTCGGATCTTTTAACTTACCTAGAAATGACGGAAGGCCTCTCTTATCCCGCTTAAGTCATAAAGGAAAATCCTGTACTACTGAGCCACCTGATAGATATGATAAGACTGAAAGTCTTGTGGCCTTGACCAACTTCATCAATTGGTCAGGACCCCTTGTCTTTTGGAAATTGATCATATAGTCAATTGGCTTTATTAGATCTGAGAGTTCAAATTGATGATTATGAGATTGTTCGTTATAGTACAAACTTGTTAGGATAGGTTTTGACCTTTCTAGTGACGATGTATTTATAAAAATAATTTTGTTATTTTTGCTCATGTTGTTATTAAGGCTGGGTTGGAATAATCGTAATATATTCATGCTTTCGCCCGCAGGGTGCCATCAACGAATAAACTACTTACTATGAGAGACTGGGTCTACTCAGT